GCCAACATGGCATTACTGATCGTGTATTCGGGGTTACTGGCGGACTCGGTTGTGCCTGCTGGTGAGATGACCAGAGTGGTGGTGCCGTCGCCGACCTGATCAAACAGGGTGGCTTCAATTTCGCCTGTCCCGTAGTTCATGAACATCGTCAAGGTGACGTTCACCATTTGGAGACCCGACACAAAGCGGTGCCCGGTATCGCCGAAGGTCGTGGATTCGAGTGAGTCGTAACCGATCTCAAGCGAGGCCGCAGAGGTGTTCTGCGTGACATCCACTCCACCGATGGTGACGGTTGGGTTGGACAGGTAAACGGTTTTTGTTGTGGGCATGGTTTTTCCTTTATGGGATGCGCTTGGAAGCGATTCTGATAGTTAGGTCGTATGCGGGTAATTCTTGTGAACCGATTTGTGCAAGCGACGGTGAGCCACTTACAACGGCGATCGGGCTGTTCATAATTGTGTCCACGACGCCGAGGATGTAGTTCGCCGAGTCGCTATTGCCGGGTGGCGCGCCGAGGATTCGGAGATCAACTGTGATGTCTGCGATTTGGTTGTTGAAACAAGTGAACGTCGGTAGTTCCACGAACACGGTGAGCGGTCGTGCGTTGCGCGGATCGGTGACAGGCTTGAGTCCCAACGCTGTAAGCGACGCTGACACGGTGTCAACGGTATCCGTGAAGATGCCTGCCATTTCATGCACACTGCGATCGTTTAATGCCGAGCAACTGGTTAACTCGACCCAAGGTCATCAACGGTGGTCCTGTCATGTCACCAAACGACGCGTATGAGTCGCCAGTGGTCCCGCGTTCACGGTAGAGCCCTGCGGCGTAAAGCGTGGTTCCCAACAGCACTGAACTGTCAGGGACGGTCGTAAGACTGTCGTGGTAACCAGCCTGCACGCGACGCCTGAAACACCAAGCGTTCGCAGCTGCGACACAAGTCGTTAGGAACGCGGTGTCATTTGCCGTGGCCGACGCGATCCCGAGAAACTCTTGCACAGCTGCAACCGTGGTCCAAGTGCAGGACTGGGTCCAAGTTACTGTTCCAGTCGCTGAAGCTCTTTGATAGTTATCGAAGTTTGATTTGACAAGTAGTTGATTCGTGATGGTGACTTCGTAATCAAATATGAAGTCACCTTCAACACTGACACCAACAAACCCAAAAGTAGGGACAGCCTGAACGATGTAAGTCGCATCAAAATTGTTTCCTACTCCTGCAACAACGATCGTTTGACCGATCGTGATGTCGGTTGCCTCAAGAGTCTGGATCACGGCGTAGTCGTCTACACGTTGTGCGTGCGTGACGGTGAATACGGCCATGATTCAGATCCTCTCGAAGTTTCCGTCTATCAGACGAAAGCAGCCTTGATGGTGAGGGTGGGGTCAATGACCTTGGATGCCCAGTAGCCACGGAACGCGATTTGGCGTGAAAGCTGTGAGGGCATTTCAACGGAAATTGCACCCTTCGCCATTTCGTAGTTTTCAAGTGCACGGGGGTCAAGGATGGTCATGCCAGCCGAGGTCAAGTTGCGGTCAACGACGACGCGCAAACCGAAAGCAAACGCGCCCTGTGTCGAAGCGACATTGAGCGAACCGTATGCGTTCATTGGGCCCACCTGTGGGAACAACGGACGGTCAGCAGTATCGGACAAACTGCCCATCAACTTCCAGACGTTCGGTGACACAGCCAAGATGGACGGCAAGTTGCCATTTGAACCAGTCAAGATGTCAGCAGCTGCGGTGTACATCCACTCAACCCAGTATGCCGGGTCAGCAATTGATGCGTTAGCAAAGTTGTTGCTGTTGGTGGTGCCAGTCTGCAATTCCGAGCAGGCGAGCAAGTCGGTGCGGTCTGCGTACACGCGAGCCATGTCGTCAAGCAACGGTCCGAGTGCTTCAGGCTGTGACCAGTCGATTGCGGCTTCGCTGATTTCAACATAGCCACCCTGAATGGTCTTGGTGATCTGAATGTCGTCAATGCCGAAAGCCGACGCGGTGATGGTCGTGTTCTGTGTGGCAGTACCCACTGATCCATGGACATTCACTACAGGTCTGATGAAAACTGAGCCTCCCTGCGGCATGGGTCGAAGCGTGGTTGCATCCACGAGAGGGCGCGAGCCGACAAACGAGTTGAACACATTTTGGATGATGGGGGTTGGGATCACACCGGGGATGTCAGGCGTGGTCACGTTAGGAGCTGCGGCGCGAATGTTTTCGTTGAGTTGTGCGAAATCGCTTCCTCCACGAACGAAAGCCGAAATGTATTCGGACATTGACGGCAATTTGAATTCGCGCTTGGCGGTTGCATAGATCGGTTGAGTCGCGATTGCGGCTTCAACGCTTGTGGGTTCTGACATGGTTTCATCCTCCTCGGATGGTGTTGTTGGGGTTGTTTCTGTTGGGATTTCTTCTTCGGGTTCGTCGGCCTGAGCAACTAGGTCGCGTATTTCTGCGCCCGAGAACGCTGGCACGGCGACCAAAGACAATTCGACTAGCGAAGCACGGGTGACGACGGTGGCTTTCAGTTCTTTGTCGTAGTACGACTCCTGAACCTCGGCACCAACTGAGACTGCATCGTAAGCACCTGAGCGGATCAGTTCTACGGCGTCCGCGCTGGCTCTCGTTTTTGCAAAGGTCGCAGTAAAGCCCAAGCCCTCCTCAAAATCGGCGAGAGCGTTAACGGTTCCGCGTAACTGTGTGAGGTCGTGCCCTTCTATGAGCTTCGCGGCCTTCTGATTGATATCAAAAGCGCCTCGCTCAAATGCCACACGCTGACCGCCTAAAACGGTTGCGGTGACTGGTGCCCACGGAACTGCAATGCCAGAGATTGACGCAGGTGCGTCCTCTTCTGATTTTGCAAAGTCAACTGTGGGTAGATCGGCTGTAAGTCGAATCATGCCATTTCCTCTGATCTGCGTTCTTCTGCTGACGGTTCGTAAGCAACGCTTGCTAAATCGTTCTCTGCTAAATAGTCGTCAATGTCAAATTCGACATAACGGCCACGGGGCAAAATGTTGTTCATTGACAATGTTTGTTCAATGCAATCCAAATATTGTTTTGCTCCGAACAAGTAAAGGTCCTGTCGTGCGGACTGTGCGTTTTGGTAGGTGTAGCCCTGTACGCCGATGCCCAAAAGGTATGCGGGAATTCCAGTGGCCCGAGACAGTTCAAGTGCTTGAAATTGACGCGACTCAATCAGTTGCAACTTGTTCGGGTCACTGGAGAACTCTTTGAAAGTCACGACGCTGTTAAGTGCGCCAATGGCACCAACTTGTCGAGCGTTACGCCAAGCAGCTGCAAGTTCTGAAAGGTCTTCAGCTGACATTGGTTCGGATGCGTCGGTTTGCTGAAGCCACCCGGCAGCAATCTCATTGACAGCAAAACGATCCGATGCTTGTTGCAGTTTGATCGCTGTAGCAATTGCGCGGTTGCCCGTATAGAGCAGACCTTGCGACGGTGCCAAGAATTGGATGACGTCATCAGTGTTGAGTTGGACGCCGTTGAACATGATGTCATTGGATGGTCCGAAACGCTGTGCGGTCTGTTGGTCGCCCAGACTGACCATTGCGGCGGGTAGCCACTCAAACGAAAGCGGACGGCCAGTAGCGGACGACCGTGAGGTGACATACCAAAAGCCCTGCCCCCACAAAATGAGGTCGGTTACGAGCTGAGAGAAAATGAAGTTTCGAGTCACGCGAGGATCGGGCTGATCCATCCACGATTCGTTCTCTAAATAGATTTCTTCATAATCCTCACCCGTCCACTGGGTGGTGTAATGCTTAAGTTCCAAGCAGCCGACCATTGACGCGATCATCTGAATTGAACGCGAAATGGTCGGCACAGACAGAGCGAGTCGTTGCAACTCCCCGACAGAGTACGCGTAAAAGTCGCCGATCTGTGCAGCTGAACCAGCTGCTGCCTGAACGGGAGCAGACGCAAACGCGGGGGTCGCATTAACTTTCTTGCTACCGAAAAGAGCCATCGCTCCCGAGTCTCTCACAGATATTTGTTGTATGTAAGTACCCCTAGCCAAAAGCGAAAGCGGCACGCGACGACCGCACTGGTTTGGACGCAAGCATGATGCCCCACACTGCACACCGAGCGAGTTCTATGGGTCCGGGTGACTTCTGCGAACTGAGCACGATGGACCCGCCCGTTTTGACGGCCACGGCTCGGGCGAGATGTTCGGCCAGTGCAATGTCGCCAGTGTGGTTGACGCGATCCTCAACGATCATGGCACGACAAGCCGCAGTCCATTTCAACAACTCGGCGTAGCCGACGATTTGCATCCGACGACGCAAGTCTGGGGGACAGTGAATTTCTAGCGATGGGGTGACAGCAAGTTTCACGGTTTGGTCGTGCATGATCCGCACAACTTCCTCCCACATTTGTGCAGCCGACTCGACAACGAACGCGACCGAGACGATGACGCGACCGTCGTCAAAAGCGGTTGAGATTCCGACGTACCGAGAGTCGTCAACCGATGAGTCAATGGTGAGCCACTGAGTCGGCGGCGCTGGTCGGTCGGATTTGCGGTCGTTCCACAAGTTGATCGGCAAATAAGAGTTTGTCGAATCCACCCACAAATTCAGGTGGCCTCGAATAAACGCTTGACGGTTCGGCGAGTCGTAAGCCAACTCCAAAGCCTTGGCCGTGATCGTCGTCCCCAGTGCTGGGTTAGCCCATCCCCAGTGCGACCGATCTTCAAGACTCACACCAGGCGGAAGTGACCACTCAGCAAAATACAGCGCCGTCGGTTGACCCGAGTCAATAGCTGCGATGCCCTGTTCTCTAAGTTGCAAAAGGACGGTACTGCCCTGATCGCCTGCTGTGCTAAAGAGCATCATCATGGGATTCTTGACCGCGATCTGTGAAGGCCGCAGTGCGGTGAAAACAACGTCGGGACCAATGTCCCACACCTCGTCTACCAGCAAAACTGATGCCGTTAATCCGTGCGCGTGAGCTGACGCGGCAACAACCGAGATGCTTGAGCCGTCTGGGAAGTTGATCCGCTCGTCACCGTTCTGCCAACGAACTTTGCACTCAAACTTCTCGTCAAGGTCGCGGACAACATCCCGAAACAAGGCCATGCTCCGACGCTTTTGGTTGGCCACAATGACAATCGTCTGAGGTTCACGGCGTGCAGCTGCATACTCGGTCGCCATAAACCCAGCGACCGCTCGCATTACAAGGCTCTTGCCGTTCTGTCGGGCCGTACTGATACAAGCCTCACGGAACACAAAGTCGCCGTCGGCATCCACAGTCAACGCGTCGTTCACAATCCGTTGTTGCCATTCCAT